ATTGTTCTTGCAAGACTATTTTCCCAATCTTCTATTGTTACAATACCTTTTAAGATTAATTGTGTTTTCAATAAATCATGGAATAAATTATTAAATCTGTTTCTTAATCTTTGAACAAATTTACTAAATTTTAATTCGTCTCTATTGATTTCAGTTGCTCTACCCATATTGAAACTACCCTCAGCTTCTAAACGAGAAGACGGAACATTCAACGATTGATATAATTTCTTTTGGAAATATTTTATATCATCAATTTCACCTAGGTTTGAACCACCTGGTAAAGTTGTTATTTCTGTTCCTCTCCCACCCTCTCGTCTAGGTAGCCAAAAGTCCTCCAACATAGACATATATTGTCTATCGTCTCTAATCTCTCCTGTTGAAGCGTCATAAACAAGTTTATTTCTATACCTGTTCATTACATCTTTTAGATATTGCTCTGCCTTTACTTTTGGTAGATTACCAACATCAATATAAAAAATTCTTCTTTCTGGTGCCCTACTAATACGATATATAACAACACTATCCTCAATCATTCTTAATTGATTAACAGGTTTAATTGCCTTATGTAAATGAGACAATATCATATTTCTTTGTTGGTCTATAAGACCACTAGGGCAAAACGCTATAGCGTCTTTTGTTATCTGCATACCTTGTGTAGCAGCAACACTACCGCCAGACGCAATACCTTTTTCATTGTAGATAAAAAATTCTTCAAATTCTACAACCTCAGGTTTATTTGGGTCTTTTGGTTTAAAACTTTTTGTAGGATCCTCTTTAGGTTTTCTTACCTTTTTAATTTTTCGAGGATCAATATATCTTAATTCTGTTATACCTTCTTTTAAATTTTTAGGGTTTATTACTTTGTGATATACTATTCTTCCGTCAACATACCATCTACGAAAGATATCATGTCCTTTTCCTTCAAACTCTATAAGTGAAAGTATATTATTAAACTCGTCATTAATACTTTTTTTAATTTTAGGTGAGAACGGTACTTTATTCATGTTAAGTCTTACCGTTTCTTTATTATCATCAACAACAATTGCTTCGTTGATAATATCTTCTATCGCTTGGTCACATTCAGGTTGTATTGCAACCTCTCTATACCTGCGAATTAAATCTGCCTCGTTATTTACTTTACCTTCAATGTCTAGGTAGGTGCCAAAATGACCACCACCCATAATGGTTTGTACACCATCATCAGCTGTAGGTGCTGTAAACTGCTGGGAACTTGCCCCAGTAGGTTTTCTTTTTATTTCAAATCCAAAGATTTCTGCCACTACTTTTACTCCTTTTTATATATTTAGGGCGTCCCGGAGGACGCCCTTTTTCACAACGATTAAGTTGTAGTGTTAGATTCCCAGTATTGGTATCTCCAAGTACACTCAAAAGTTTCAAGTGCCGTTACTTGGTCCATATTCAGGTCAACAGTACCTACAGTTAGCGGCCAAAGACCTCTAAATGTATAAGATTTCAAAGCGTTACCACTTCTATCTAAATGGTCAACAAAAGCGTCCACTTGATAGTCAGTTGGGTTTGATAATCCTTCATTGTCTGAATGATTGTTGATACCGTTTGACCATCTTTCTATAGCATTTCTGATATCAAAAGAGGTATCATTGATGATAGTTGTAGTCCAAGTTTGGAATGTTCTATCACCTGCCATGTAGATTGGTCTACCACGGAAGTTTACTGTTAATTCACCTATCTCTGAGCTTGGTAGTTGAGTAGCACTACATAAAAACGCCATGTTTTCTGTTTCACCACCTACAGCAGCATAACCTGGAAAAGGTAAAGTTACCTTAAACTGGTTCTGTCTTGCTCCGCCACCTTTTAGTTTAGAGATAAAGTCTGATACATTAGCCATTTTCTATCTCCTCTCTATGCGCCTGCCACTTCACTAAAGGCTACGCCTGTTCGTGTTGCGACAAAGTTAAGTTGAATAAAGTTAATTGAACGATTTGGTTTGATAAAGATATCAGCCACAAATTCGTTTCTGTCAATTAACGCTGAAGTGTTGTTGGTCTCATCACATACAACAGAAAAGTCTGTTATACCTCTTCGACCTTGTACATCACGCAAGAAAGGTTCAATCAAGTTTCTGAAATTCGCTCTTGTAAATTCATCATTGAACTCAAAGAGTTGGAATTTAGCAGCAGTTGCTATCGCCTTCTCTAAAGTTATGAATAGTCTTCTAACATTAATTCTGTCAAAAGCACTAGGTTTAGACTGAGCAGTTTTATCACCAAACAAGACTGTGCCTTGTCCAGGGAATGTAACTACTGGGTTTACTCTAGCTTTATACAATTCATCTCTTTGTGCGTTTGTTGGGTCAAATGCAAGTTTAATAGCGCCTCTAATTTGACCTCTACTAAATCCTGCAGGTGAGAACCAGCTGTCTGCTACTGTATCTGTTCTTGCACATAGACCAGCGATATCGCCGTTTAATGGAACAAAACGATATACGGCATTATATTTGTCGTACATATATTTGTAACCACTATCTATTACTGCATAACTTGAAGATGATAAACCATCAGCAAAAGCTTTAACATTAGCTGTCTGTGAGATTGGATTAGTTACATTAACAACATCTGCTCTCGCAGGTGAAATAAATGCTACACAATCTTTTCTGCCTTCAGCAGTATCAATTACTTTTGTTGCCATGGTATCACCCGTAGCGTCAGCATTAGTTTGTGATGGACCGCCTATTAGTAAATTTACATCTACTGTTTCAGCGTCGCCAAATTTATCCCATGCAAGAGATAATTCAGCAGCAGTTGGAACTAAATCGTCAGTTCCGCCTGTCAATGCGTCTCTAAACACAATAAAAGCTGAAGTGGAAGCGTTATCAAAAGTAGTACCAACCTTTGTAGTACCAGCAGTTGATAATACTGTTTGATGATCCATCCAGTAAATATATTGTGATTGTTGATATATAACATCAGCATAATAGTTTGTATCGCCTTGAGCAGTTTTAGCGTCTGAAGCTTGTGAAAGTCCTTCAAATTTTTCTAAAATTGTTCCAGCAGTACCTGAGATACCACCATCTTGGTCAACGATAGCAATGTGTAATTCATCATTAGAACCACCAGCATTTGCTACATCATCAGTTGTAGTTGGTGCCGCTGAGAATTGAAAATAATGTTCCCAATATCTCTTAACATATGCATTGTTAGCTACAGCATGTCTTAAACCACCTGTTTGAGTTGCACCAGTTGCTGGGTCAAATCTTGCGATAGTTAATAAGTGTGTTGATTTTCCTGTAACTTTATAATAATATCCACTAGGAGCGGCAGTAAAGTTGCTTGATATGTCACCAAACTCTAACAAGTCACCAGTATTGATTTCAGCACCGTCATCAACCGTAATGGTTGTATCGCCAATAGCTGCGTCTGCGTCATTGACTAGGTTATCTGAAGGCAATGTTTGTGAATATGCCGTTGAGTTGGTACAAGTAGAAACTTGTAAGTTATTTCCCCATGTGCCTGCTTCTCTAGCCGCCCATGCACCTACACTTCCTTGTCCTGTGGAGTAATTATTTAGATAGTCTGTAGTGTTTTTGATTAGCACAGGTGTACCTGATACAGCTGCATTTACGCAACCTGTTGCCGCTCTAACCACTTTTAAGGCATTTCCGTATTGTAAAAAGTTGGTTGCACTAAAAAAATATTCAAATGTGCTTGTGTCTGGTTTCCCAAAAACACTAACATATTCGTCCTCACTAGAGATTAAAGTAACCTCTTCCATTGGCCCTCTCTCACTAACTACTACTGCACCACCAATTGAGGTAGAGACAGCAGGAACTACATTAGTAAGATCCTTTTCCGTAACGAGAACACCAGGTGAAACTAAAAAAGCCATCTTGTTTTCTCCTTAAATTTAAGAATTGTTAATTTGTTCTTACATCTATTTATAATTATCAAAATCTTACAGTCCCTTCTTGTATTTTACAGGTGACCATGTAGTACCATAAGGGTCTTTATAACTACTATCTTCTTCACTTTCTATGCCATCATCTATAAATCCAAAGGGTGCCATGTCTTGGTCCATTGCGTCTTGTTGTTCATCTACAAGTCTTGCTCGTATATCTTGGTCTGTCAATTCTTTAAAATATGTCTGATTTGATAACCATGCGAACATAACTAAACAAGTAACTAAATCATCACTTGACCCTTCTTCCGCTTCGTATTTTTCTTTACCTTTTAATATATAGGTAGATAATTCTTGTATAATATGAAAGTCTTGTATGATTAGTTTATCATGTTCTATCATTGCTTTAAGATTTGAACACCCTATTTTCTTTGTTGCTTTTGTTGTTCTTACACCTAGTTGACTTTGTTTACCACTAAATCCTGTAC